CCATAAGGTTTTCGTTTATTGCTTGTTCGTTGGCTAGTACATCGTAATGAAACTGCCATTTAATTTCGTAATATGATAAGGATTTTTTGGAAAAGCAAAACTGGATAATTTCTCTTTCAAAATCACCAGCTCTACCTTCTTTTACTTCGGACTTAATCCATTCGTTTGATGAATAGTATTTCTCCCAATCGGAAGCACTTCTAACAACTCTCTTTCTAGTCTTGCCCTTAAGGGGCTTCAATCTTCGAACTTGATTTAGGGACTTCTTCCCTATATAAAATCTACCAGTTGGTATGTGTATCATTTTATAGACAAACCCAACTGCACCTTCCGGTGTACTTTCCTCCGTAACTATATTTCCATTAAATTTCCAACTCATTGATTACTTGTTTGTAACGGAATCAGAATACTTTCTAGTATTATTTAATTCTCCACCTCTAGCTTTTTTTAATTTAATTTCGTCTGTTGCTAGATTTTTTCCACCATCTGGATTTAAAGGTGTTTTATCCTTTCCCTTAGTATCTATCATACCTGTTTTAGGTGGTGTTTTTTTGTATATGTCTAAAATACTTGCCATTTTGTTTGTTTATTTGAATATAAATATAAAGTAAAACCTTTTTACGAATCAAATCTAATAATAAAGTTTATTGGATAATCTGGAGTTGATTTAATTGGTTGTGGTAATTTAGCTACCGCAACCATATTTAACTCATTATCATATAATGCAATTGTAGTAATATATGGTGCTAAAAATGAACCAGTTGGGTCTAAACTAACGTAATCTTCATAATGATTAAATTCATCATTAATAATTTTTGTACCAGCATTATAAAAAGATGCTTCTACTAAATCATCCGGTCTTATTGAACCTGGCCTTTGAACTGTGTAAGTGTTTACAACACCACCATCTTCTATAACTGCGGTTGGGTTTTGAGAATAGTTAAATTCGTTTTCCAATACTGAAATGAATATTTCATTTTCATATATTGTTTTAGTTGAACGAAAGTTTAAAGTGAATTGAGATAAAACAGAACCACTAACTATATCTTTAGCTACAACTACCAATCCTCTATCATAAAATATATTACCTTTTATTTCATTACCATATTTTAAATTAGAATATCCATCATCTGTATATGTTCTACCCAACTGCTCATCTTGTAATACAACAGTGCCAGGCTTTATTCCCTCACCATAATATATTTGTGGGATAGAAAATACAGCTATATCATTTTCTAAAATTCTTTCATTAGTCGATGCATATGAAATTCTTCTACCAACTTCTGTTAGTAATGATGCCGTTGCTGCATTGTTATAAAATTGCGATTTTATTGATGCATAAACCACTTTTTTATTGAATCCATTGCTTACCTCATCAGTATCTAAATCAACAAAAGTACCATCTCCGTTTTCTCCGAAAATAGGACTAATATCATTCTCATCCAAAGTCCATTCTTTATAAACTTTAAGAGGCCTTACAATTATATCTGATTTTGGTATTTCTTTCAACATATCTTATATAAATATTCGTTTAACAAAAAACCCCCAATTAAGGGGGTTTTCATATTATATTAATTTTTAATTAGAATGATAATTTCACTTTAATTAAAACTTCTTTATCAAATGATTTAACAATTGGTTGTGAAGTCTTAGCTACAGCCACACATTCATTTGCATCATTCAACAAACCTATCGTTGTGATGAATGTTTGAGGGTCAGTTTCAAATGTTGGTTCAGTAAAGAAACCATCTGCATCTAAATATGTAGGATTGTTAGAGTAGTTAAACTCTCTATTTGTTGCTCTTACAAAGAAATGTTGCGTTGATACGTTTTCAGTTCTTCTAGCATCAAAATCCTTACCAGCTCTAATTGCATGATATAATCTCTTATGATTCTCCTGGTCAGCTGCTGTTGAGTATGAAGGTGTTAATGTTCCAACAGTTTGGAATGCTTCATTAAATACGTTACCTACTACATTACCAACCGCCGTTGGATTAAGAATTATAATACCTCTTTCAGGATAGAATAAACCATAACCTTGTCCAGATGTTGGGTCAGTTGTATTTTTTATAGTTGCTTCATTTTGAGTTCCTAAATTCAATGAACCAGAAACTACTTTAAATACATTACCACTCAATCCATAAGAATCACCAAACTTTTTACCACTATTATCAATAAAAGTAAATAATCCATTAGAACCAGAAACTTTTAATGACCAGTTACCAGCATCCATAGATTCTCTATAACGAGCTCTAGCTACATTAATTACATAGATATCATTTGAATCCGTTGCAGCTGCAACTGAATTTTCAAATTGGAATTTAGCTAATGTTGGGTCTAACAACATTGATTTGTACTGAGCGTAAGTTGCTTTAGTTGGTAATAAACCATTAGGGTCTACATCTAAAGTAACAGAACCACTACCATCAACATGTCCGTATGCTACTGCAAATTGAACTTCTTCAATATCAGTATCGATTGGGTCAGTTTGATATACGTTGTAATAATACTTACCGCTTACTGCTTCAGTTTGAGATGATGCGGTGTAGAATGACATCAATGAACCAGAATCGCTACTCCATAATCCAGTAGTTACTACTTCTATTTTTGCATTTACCTTATCAAATTCACCAAATCTTTTATAAAGACCAGTACCAGTTACACCGGTTGATGCAATTTGTTGACCAGCTGGTAAAACTGAGTTTAATATTTGTACAATTTGATTTGAATCAATCGTACCAGTATTAGCCAATGCTCTTATCTGGTCGGTTATATTTGGGTCGTTTATTAGTGCCATTTTATATTTCTATTTTATTTTTATACGGTTGCTTTGTATGTTACGATTACAGGAATAGTTTGTGAACCTCCAGTTTCATTTCCAAACACAGTTATTGTTGTAGATACATCAATTGTTAAGTTTGGATTTGGAGTGAATCTAAATTCTAAACCAGTAACAACTTGTGCCGTTGTTGTAATTTCATCACCTAAGAATAATGTAGTACCAGTACCACTTGCTCCTCTAGTTACAGTTATTGTACCAGCTCTTTGGTCTGCTAATACCATTGTATATCCAGCATTTTGATTTCCAGCAGGAGATGTTGTTGGAGATAATCCTACACCACCTTCATATTGATTAACACTAATAGAAGGTACACCCAATCTAACAACAGGAATTTGAGTTGTTCCTTTTGGTAGAGTTACTAACTTATATCTTAATACTTGAGTTTCATCAGGTGAAGCTTCCGTAATAGGAATAGCTCTGATTGCTGAATCATAGTATGCAGAACCTTTTGGATGCGCTGGTTCGTAAAGCGTATAATCAATCTCATCATCACCCAAAGCAAACTTTGTAATGTTTAATGATTGACCCGATGCTAATTTTTGTCTTCCTTTTTTGGTAAGAATTGCATCTACTGTAATTTCTGTGTTATCTAAATATGCCATTTGATATGTTTTTTATCTATATTCTATAAATATAACTAATTTTTATTTTCCAATTAATCTACTTCAAGTATTGGTTCACCACTACCTCTACCAGTCTTAGCCACTCTAAGAATGTTAGGATTAGTTGTAAATGTTTCAACCGGGTCTAAACCATCTGGTGTAGTTGTTGAATTTTGAACAGAACCTTTCCAAAATGAACGTTTCATACCCTCACCTAAATTATTCTTGTATATATAGTGTGTTGGGAAATATCCATTCAACGAAGTTACCTCAACAATATCATTACCAATACTAACACTACCACTAAATGGTAATACAGATACTTTGTATTTGTATTTGGTTACTGGAATTTTTTCGTATTTAACTTGTCCATATGGTGTTGCTGGGTATCCTTCCGTTTGTGTGTTTATTTTTTGAGTATATTGTTGCTTTACTAAGAATATACTTTTTCTACTTCCTGTTTCTTGGTAATTACCAAATAAAGGGTCATAACTTCTAACGATACCAGTACCATTATTAGCGTATAAACCATAACCAGCATTAGCAAGAGAATCTCTGTCCATACCAACTTCAGTAAACGTAAATGAATCAGCTTCACCCACCAAACTTGCACCAGTAGGACATTGTATTTCTAAATCGTAAAATGGTGCACTACCTTCTAATAAAACTCCATCATTTGCATCAATAATACTATTGTAAGATGGATTTGTTCCTTCTAATTGTATAACATCATTTGCATCCACTACTCCAGTATTGTTACTAACATCTCCAGATAGATTTGTTATTTCGGATGCATCCAATGTAGCATCTTTTGGTATAGATTCTGCATCTAATAATACATCTTTGTTTGTATCAAGAGACGTTTCAAAATCATTTCTCAATGATTGTGGTTTATCCCAACGAGTTTTATTTCTTTCTAAATAGTGTGGTTCAATTAACAATCCTTTAGATATGTTTGTTCTAACAGGAGCTAAATCAGAAAGTACTTCAAACAATGATTTATCTATGTATCTTATTAATCTAATATATTCGTAGATATCTCTGTTATCCAATCTCTCAAAGTAGTAATGTCTTAAAGTATCTAATTGTTTATAGTTACTTCTATATTCATCACCATAATCTCCAATATAGTTATCAATATTAAAATCACCAAATGCTTTTAAGATATCCATATTCAACTCCTTAATTGGAGAGAAGAATAATCCCAAACGATTTGAATCTATTGGAGCTCTATCAAATGATTTTTGAGTTGCTCTAGTTTTATAAGAAAGGTCACCTATTAAAGTTTGTTCTTCAAAACGAATCTTATTAGAAACATTAAATCCTAAAGATGGAACATTTGCTGTTACAGTTCTATCATATGGAATGTATTGATATGGATATGTTGGAGCTGAATAAAAATTACTAGCAGTTGCAAATCCAGTATCACCAACATATGATGTATCTATTGAAACGTTTTTAATGAATGGGTCTAATACTCTATCTTTTGGATATTCAAAATCCAAACGGAATATCAAATCTTTAGTTGATGAATCAAAATCATTTCCATTGATTGCGTCTGGGAATAGTGTATGGTTTTCAAATTTACTTCTTTGTAAAGGTACAGTCCATAAACGGAACTCATCTAAATTACCAGAATATCCATTACCACCAACCTCAATATAATTGCCATCTTCCCATTGTGAATCATCCGTTAATATAGACATACTCACAAATGCAGTTTGTCTAGTACCATTTGAAGTACCCAACCAAACCTCATATAAAGATGTTGCCCCACCATAATTGTATCTATTGATTGCAACATTTGAATAATTTTCAATAGATAGTGGAAATCCTAAACTTCCTGTTTTTAAATCAGGACCATAAGCGTATGGATAGTTACTAGCCGTATCGAAATAATATGTTGATACAGATGCACTTATAAATGGTTCATTAACATAAGTACTTGTAGATGAATCGCCACCAAAATTTAATTCTAATTTAGCAAAAGAACCAGTGGTTTGTACTAAATCTAAATTCCATTGGCTTGCTGATATTAATCTTTGTGGTGTTGATGTAATAGATGCAGGTAATATCCTAAACTCAATACAATTAGGATAATCTCCAGTTTTTGTTTGTTTCCAATCAACTCGTACTGATGAATCAGTATCCAATACAATTGCTGCTGTTCTATCATCAAACGTAAATTTACTAACCCCACCTCTAGTTGGATCTTGAGGTCCACCAAATTCCATTATAGTCAACATAGATTGTGGTACACCATAACAAGCCATTACAGCTTTAAGTGCTCTAGCAGTACCCTTATGTTTTAATAGATATGGTAAGTTATTTAAGATTCTTCTCCACACTTCATAGTTTGCATCTTGCAAGCTTCTTCCATATTTTTGATATCCATCTTGCGTTGTACCAAACATATATTCCCAAAGTAATTGAGAATTAAATGCTCTTTTTTCAGTCCAACCCATTGAATTTAACATAGAACTAACTAATGAATCAGGAACTCCCAATTCTTCTTTATGTTCTACGTTTTTAGATTTTTTTATTCCATTTATATAGACCCATAGAATATCAAAATGCTGGCCAATCATATCTAAGAATAAAATAAAATCAGCGTTATCGTAATCTTCGGTTATATAAGCTGGAAGATTATTACGCATTGCATATGAATTATACTTATCAAATTCTTCTGAATCAGCCAATGCAGTTTCATACCAACTAACAACCAATGGACTTGTAATAGGTCTTAAAATTCTATAAGTTAATTGGGTTGTTGGATTAAAATAATCTTCCTTTGGATATGCTAATGTATTTTCTGATTTAAATAAGAATTTTTCAAATCCATCAAATGTTTTTATTAAATTACTTATTTTTTCAGCAATTCCATTTGCTTCAATTAATGCATATGGTGCAGGAATTACTTGAGGTACTTCAAATTGTAATTGTAAAATTGGGTCTATTTGTTCACCAATTAATATTTCATTACCTTCAATTTCAGGAGTACCATCTCCGCCAGTATCTTCAGTTAATAAATAACCGATTGGAAATGTTGTTTGTGTTAAACTTAAATATTTTGATTGATACTCTTGTAATATATTTATTTTATAATAAAAGTTTTTCAATCTTTCAGCACCAGAGCCAAAGTGTACAAATTGGTCAAATGTATATGAAGAACCACTAACATACTGAATATTTAATTTTTCAGTATCAATATTATTTTGAGATGTTATCTTATTTAAGATATCATTTGATGTAGTAGACCCACTTGCTATTAAATCATCAAATATTTTAAAAGCAGTTCCGTTATCAGGATCTAATAAAAAATTAGGTCCTTTTAGTGGTGCACAATAGCTTGTATCAACACCACTAATTGTTATAGTTTCAACTATTGGGTCAGCTTGTAATTTAGAAATCCAAACTTGTTGATTTGGTTGTACAGTTGTTTCTAATGGTTCGTATAATTTTAATATAAGTGAATCATTATCACCAGTCCAAGTTGTAATTACTTTATTATCACCATTACCAATATGTAATAAGTGTGTTAAATATTTTGATGTTTCATCTGCAAAAATACCTTTATCAAATTGTGCAATAAATCCTTCTGCAATTCTACTAATAGCAACATCTCTAGGAATAGTTAAATCACCTTTATCAAATTGAATTGTGATTATTTCTTTTTTACCAATTACAGTCTGTCTTCCACTTACGTTATATGGAACTAATATTAATTGTAAATTAATTATATCTTGGTCTTCTGAAACATTAGTCCCAGCATTTATTAATAATTGTTTAAAATTAAATGTATGCGTTCCATTTTTTGGTAGTTGTGCAAAATTAGAATTACTACTACCAGCATACACCTTAACATAATCAGTATCAATTGAATCAAATGATATTTTAAAATCAACATCAGTACCTACATAATCAGGTCCTCTTAATACAGAAGGATATTGTATATTTCTAATATCAGGAACACCAACCCATATATCATCAACAGCTACTAATGATGTTTCTATTAAATCACCATCACCATCTGCGTTTGTTGGAACTAATTTTATTGTATATTTTCCAATTACATCAAATGTTTTTGATGGTATTATTATTATGCTAGTTTCACCACTAACATTAAATTCATATTTTTTATCCTTTACATATGCAGTTACTTTTGTAGTATTTCCAAAAAGATTCAATCCAATTGGAACTGCTGCATCTGAATTAATATTATATTGTGTAAAGTCTTGAGATGCTAATTGTGCTGGATTTGAGAAACTTATTACAGGAACCGTAGCTTGTATTATTGCAAAATTTTCACTAGTAATACTAATATTTAAATTTCTATCAAAATTTACAAGTGTAGATATACTTTCTAAAGCGGAAGTTGCTTCTAATGTTTGTGTTTTTATACCATCACCACTAACTACTATTTTAGTAATTCTATATGAACTTATATTAGTTGTTTGTATTGAATATGATAGTTCAGAATCTGCACTATCTTCAATTTCAGTAACTCCATTAGTTAAAGTTAATGTTTCAACTCCAGCTAATTCTTTTTTATTTTTTATAAAAGTAACAGAATTATTTGGCCCATCTATTGCTACATTTAATTTAATTTTTGGAACAACTGGGTCAGTTGGGTTTTGCTCATCTGGTATAGCTACATTTTGTTGTAATGTAAACTCAATAGATTTATCTTGAGAATCTACATCATAACTAAAATCATTTTGAAGTACATCTCCTAAAAATTTTCTTACTCTAAATGTGTATGCTGGCGTTGTTGAATAAACGCTTTTATAAGTGTCAGGATCATATGTATATAAATTATTAGTATCAGATGTATAATTTGGAAGACCCCTAGTACTATAAGCTACTAAACTATCATATGGGTTTATGTTTAAAGCTATGTATGGTACATAATATTTTGGATTTTCTACAACATCTATTATGAATTTTTCATTTGATGAATATCCTTCTTTTTGTACAGTAATAGTTTTAGCTCCATTAGTCAATAAATCACTTAGAGAAACTGAAAGTCCGTAGCTCGTAGTTTGATATATTGGCGTATCGTTTACATAAATACTTGATTCAGTATTCGATTTAATGTAAAGTATATTTTTATTATCAGTATTAGCTACATTTGGCGTATCTACAATTGGTATAAATCCGGCAGTACTTCCTCCACCGCCACCATATGAAATACCAACACCAGACCCACCACCTACACCAACACCCCTTTCAGTATCAAGCGCATTTAGTTGCTGAGATTCACTTACCCCAAAGCCACTATCAAAAATATTTTCATCGTTTGCTACTGCCATTTTGTTACTTTATAAGTATTTTTATATTATTGAAATTCGATTCGTTCTCTACCCATACCACCATCTGCCAAATTCTGTCTATCCAATGTATCGTATTCTCGATAGATGCTACCACCTCCGCCGCCTCCACCACCGCTTGATGGTGGTACATATGGTGGTTCTTCTATTGGTGTAACTATTTCAATTGGAGCCGGTGAAGGTTCTACTTTAATTTTTTCTGGTGGAGTTGGAGTTGGAATTTGTTTTTTAATTTCTTCTTCCAACTTCAACTCCATACTAGTCAATATTGGTTTTATTACTTCTGCCATTTGTAGTACAGGACTACTTGTATCTATTGTATTATTAGAATCAATTCTTTGTAATACTTTACCAACAATATCAACACTATCATCCAATCCAGCATCATAAGTAGCTTCTTTCTTAACATCAGGTTTTGATAGATAAAAATCAATACACATAATTAATATCCTTTTACAAATACTTTCTATTTCATTTACTGATAATTCTATTACGGGTCTTTCGGTTTTTGGTTTACCATATTTAACATCTCTAATATCAGATATTCTATTTGTAAATTCATAAAAAGATGCTTCAACAAATTTTTCAAATACTCTAGTTGAAAATGTATCAAAATCTTTTATTTTAAATTCAGAAACCATTTTATCTAACCACTTAGTTGAATACTTTGATTTTAAAAAATTATCAATTACAGTTGGATTTACTTTCTCAATAAAATTAAATGCTAAATTTATAGTATCATCTCTGAATTCACCATTGTTTATAAATAAATCAAATCGTTTTTTAAGTTCTGGATTTAATTGTAATCCTTTTTTTAATGGTAATAATCTAACCTCTGTACGTGATGGTGATATTTCTGCTATCCACAAACTATCCGCCGGAGCTTCACTACCTACTCTTTTGTTAAGTAATGTTATTTGTGTTTTAAATATACCATTATCATATCCAGCTTCTCTTAAAAGTCTTTCAACATCTATAAAATATTCAGTTGGAAATTGATTTTTCTTAAGTACAGTTCCTTCAGCTATTAAAAAATAATCTTTAATATTTGCAGTTGTTATTGGAACATATCTAACTAATTCATCATTTATTTGTGGTAATTGATTATCGTTTAAGTCATATACAATAAACTCAATAGCATCTTTTTCACCAAATCCAAAGAAGGACTCGAGGTTACCTTCTTCAAATATTTTTCTATCGTTTGAAGATATTCTATACCCCTGATTATTTAATATTTCCTTAAATGTTTTTATTGCCATGACAACTTATTTCTTTTACTCATTTGCTTATCATATACATAGTAACAATATTGTTTTCCTACACTATGAATAAGTTTACCTATCCAATTATCTTTTGGCAATGTACCCACTTCATAAGCCATATGCTCAGTCCAAGGTTTTACCATCATATAAATCCACTTAGTATTTTGTGGTTTAGCTTTCATATACTTAACTACATTTCTAGCCCACATCATATATCCTAATACCAAACGAGGGTCTTTCTCATACATCATCTCACCATAAATTTCATCGGCGTTCCAAATGTGTTGAGGTAAGTAACCCTGATTGTATAATTCGTTACAAATAATTTTCTTCTTCTTAGTAGTTGCGTTTGTAAGTTGTTGATTAGCTGCAATCAATTGTGTTTGGTTAGCATTCAATTGAGTGTTTATCTGATTTATTGTTTGATTAAGATTTACTATCTGCGCTTGTGCCGATGTAAGTTGCTCACCCAATAATGCGTTCTCTTGTAATAAAGAAGTATTTCTTGCACTCAAAGAAACTCTTTGAATAGATTCTGCAGTTGCTTTTTGTATTGAATTTTGTAAACTACCAATACTACTTTCTATTTTTGAATTTGCTTGTAGTGTTTGATTTTGAGATACGGCTAAAAGTAAATCTTTAGAATCCATTTCCACCAAAAGACTTTGAGTTGTTATTTCCAATTCTTTAACTTTTGATGCTAAATTAAGAGTAACACTATTTAATCTTTCAACTTGTAATGTTAAATCTGCTATTAATTGGTTGGCTTGATTATAAGATGTAAGTAATATAGTTGGCGGTAACTCCGGTGCTTCCACTGGTATCAATTCAACTATATTTGTATCTATTGATTTTATAACCTCAACCTCATTATATTTTGGTTTTGTTAATTTACCAGAAACTATACCATCATCCGCAACAGACCCACTAAATACATGGACACCAAATTCATTTTTAGTTTTGATTGCTAATGAACCACTAACTAAAAGCTCTGATATCATGCCTTCATTTCGTAAACCCGTCTTTATTAATCTTTTTATCATTTCTAGTTCTTTGCTATACTAAATGTTATATTATCATCAAAATATTGTGAACCACCATCTTTCTCAACCATAAATTCTATTTTATAAACTCTACCAGCTTCCCAATTGGAAAGATTGAGTTTTATATAGTTACCATCAGCATCACAACTTATTTTAGAATAGTTACCAAATGGAATTATAATATCATTAGATGCAAAATCTCTTATCTGATAGTATGTAGTTTGTGGCAAATACTTTTGAGTGTTGTATGCAAATTGATTTGAAAAAGTTTTCAATGGATACAATTCTCTACCAAATATTCTTATTTTAGGAATACTATTTAGTTTGTATTCTTTTTTCAAATTGTTAATACCAATTTTAATATCTTCTGCAGTTAATGCTGCTAATGAACCAGTTATATAAGATTGGTCATCCCAACCTATTCTAATCTTTGGTTGATATATAGTGTGTGTTTCTTTACTAAAGAATTTAATTACACCATAATCTTCTGTATTGGATTCCACATCAGTTGCGTATTTTAAAATAAACCCATCGTTTGGTATAGAACCACTCATCCAAGATTTTAAAATAGATTTCACATCCATATTAATATCAGATGTTTCATAATTAAATGATTGAGATGCTTCGTATTGTGTCCACCAAGTTCCACCACCACCATTATTCACACTAGCAGTTGTATTTGTTGCGAAGTTATTTTGCAACCATTCTAAGTTAGTATCACCTTCTCTATAATTCCAAGTTACACCCTGCGTTGATATATTATCAAAACGAGTACCAGTACCCATTTGCCAACTACCAGATAGTGCATTTGCATATATTGTATATTCTAATGGAATTTCATTTGTTTCAGTCTCTCTTAAAATTAAAGTTGCATCATTAAATCCAATACTATTATCTGATATTGATTTTGATATGTATCCTACTTCAAATTTTACCAAAGCATGAGATACATCTTTTATGTTCCCATAATATATTTTACTTATTTCTATAATTTCATCAAGCCCAGTATTTTGATTGGGTTGTTGAAGATAAAGCGTTGCATCTTTTGATGCTGTTAAAAAGTAGTATCCCATTATTTTGCCCTTCCTTTTATGTCCGAATCCGGATATTTAATTTCAAAAATAGATGGGTCTAAAGATGGATATACAATCTTAGCTTTAGTTGCCGCTTCTATATTGTATGAATTCGGTGCGTATTTACCCCCACACTTATTCACTATTGATAAACTTGGAACAGATGAAACTCCTTCTATATTTGCTATTAATAATTCAACCTCACTCAAATTTATGGTTTGATTAAATTGCCAATTATCAATGTTAAAATAATCTTTTAATTCAGAAATACATTTTGCTAATACTTCACTCTTATTATAATTTTGGTAAACTGATATTTCAAAATCAATACCTATGTTTATAATAAATCCATCGTTAATATTAATACCATCAGTTAATAATCTATACTCATTTAAATAAGTCTTTACATTTTCTTTAACACCTCTAGTAAGTGGTACTAATCTTCCAAATAAGTCATATCCTAACAAATACAAATTAATTGCAAATGGGTTATTCTTTTCATTTTCGTTTGAAGTCTTTCCAATTAAATATTGTGTAATATCTTCTTTTATAGATTGTTCAGATGGTTCTTCGCTATCAGGCATATTAACAAAGTTCATTACCAAATCAGTAAATTCTTGCAAATTGTTAGGTGATGCTAATATAGATGCTGGCGAGTTATTATCTATTGTACCATCAGCTACAGCGTAAGCTTTTGCAACTGCTCCAAATTTTGCAGGCATAGATAAAACTCTTACCTGATAATCTTTTGCAGTTACTGCTCTATTTTGTGAACCAAAGTTTGCTAAAGCGTTTTGTCTAATTTCTTCAACAGTCTCACCACCTCTACCACCTGCAGCAGTAACTTCATTATCAATAGCTACAGAGTTTTTTGTTGCTTCGTAAATTGCTCTTTCACTATCACTCAATGCTTGAGTATCTTCTTCAAATTCTATTTTAGTAATTCTAGTCAATTGACCTGTTGCTACATTTGATTTAACACCACCACCTACTAAATATCTAACAGTCATTGTTGTACTTGCCGGTGATGTACCATATGTTTTTGTTTTTAAAAAATTTGTTGGGTCAAATGATTCATCTAATCTACTAATAGAGTTTGGTAATCCCAATCCAACATTTTTAAGATTTGGAATTAATTGTTCATCAGATGCAGTTGGGTCACCGGCTCCAAATTGAATTACAGTTCTACTTTCCTCATCTACCTTTGCAACAAATCTTCTTGGAGTTTTTATTGTTTTTAAAATATATGGTACAGTTGTTTTAAATTGATATAAATCAGCATCATTCACTTCTGTGTTTGGTACATCTATAAAAACCATTTCTTGTGCTAAATATGGTACTTCATACCATTTATTATTACCACTATCTCTGCAATCATATATTTGAATAACATTAGTTTCATCCAATACTATTTTTTGAAATGGAGAATATGAATCAAATGTAACTGATGTTTCTACCAACTCCGCAGATATTGCTTGTACATATTTTTTAATTAAATAAAAACTTGGTTCTCCTGTTGCAGAATCTCTTTGATAAACACTAATCTCTCTACCAGCTGCATCAGAAAAATCAATAGCGTCTGTTGTTCTGAATACTATACCATCTTTTGTTGATGTAGATTGTAATCCTTCTTTAATTCTTAAAAAATATTTTGTATCCGGTAAATTATTTACTCCAGTTCCAATTGATGGAACTAATTGATAAACCGATAGTGTTGTAATTGCTGGCGATGATACTTTTGGTTTGTATCCCAAATATTGTGATAATGCTAATACACTTTTTATATCTTCAGCATATACCATTAATGATTCTTTTAAAGTATCATCAATATAATAAGATAATGAATCACCTATATACGATGCCATTTCTATAAACATCATACCAGGAGAAGATTCATTAAAATCGGAATATGTTTTTGGGAAATAGCTTTTTGCAAACTCTACTAGATTATTTCTAAATCCAACAAAGTCCTTATCAAGATATTTTATATCTTTTCCTTTATTTTTAAAATTTTTATTTGTTACAGTTATTCCCATTTTTATTTTATTAAGCTGCTATTGTGAAAGATACAGTGTTTAAATCAGGTTGATTTAATAATCCAAATGTTACCGATACATTTATTAAATTATTATCTCTATTGTTATTTGTACTTTCTACATCTATTTGTTCAATTGTAACATATGGTAACCATTGTTCTAATGCGTTTGTTATAGCATCTTCAATTTTACCTGGCAAAGTATCATCATTAAAATCAAATAATAATTCTTGCAGTCCACTACCAAATGCGGGTTGCATTACTCTTTCACCTCTTTTGGTTAATAGTAAATTTTTTACATTTGATTTTATTTGCTCATTAGTTGTAAAAGTTTGATTGAACGCAGTATTACCAATTTGGATTGGTAATGATATACCTATCGCATAATCTTCATACTTTTTAGTATCTTGTACTAATTTTTGTCCTAATACAACTGCCATTATTTCTTTTTAAATCTTTTAACCAATTCTGAATAATCTCTATTCAATGCTTTATCTAATTCAGGCACTCCAGTGTTTACACCCAACCCAGTTGGAGAAGGTCCTTTTGCTAAATCACCATACCCCATTTTTTCAGCTATTGCAGTTCTACCAACAATTGAACCCATATCACCTTGTCCAAAATTCATTGTTCTGAACCCACCATCACCAGTTGTAGGTGTCATTGCGGTTTCATTTAGAATTTGGTTAATCATTGGGTTTTTGCTAAATTGCTTTGTAGGTACTACCTTTGGTGCTACTGATTCTTGAATGGTTTCATCTTCCATCATAGCTTTAGCCATTGATAATCCAGTATTTTTAGGTTGTACTGGTTGTTTACCTTCACTTAATAATCTTTTTACTTCCTTTTGTA